TCAATTGAGACCACCAGTCTTCAAAGTTCATGACGGCCTCCTGGACCGGATTTTTGCGCCCTGATCCAAATTGCAAAAGAGTCAAAGGTGTCGCTAAAAGGCAGCGCCGCAATGGCCCTGGCAACTTCTTCCAGCGTCTCATTGCGGACGTCGTGCTCATGATGCGTCCAGTCTGCGGGCAACTCGACCTTTAAAAAGTCAGAGTACTCGTCAAGCATTTCAGCAATAGATTTCTTATTCATGTCAGTTTCCTTGTTTAAAAATATTAGTGATCCGTGACCAGGCCAACTTGCGCAGAGACACGTTGGCCAGCTTCTTTTCAAGCTCCAAGACCGTAAATCCTAAATCGGCATTGGTGTTGAACAGGTCATCCCTGTCTTTGCGACCCTGTGCCAGGCCTTCACTCCAACCCTTGGCATAGGCCTCGGCTGCCACATCTTTAAAGGTGCGGCGTTTGTATTTAGTAATCGTCATCTTGATTCTCCATGCGTTCAAAAACTTCTGCATCGATGCGGACGCGTTCTTTGTCTGTCATCTTGACCTCGAGCCAGGGCGCGGCCCGGCCTTTGGTATCGAGGATTTCCCATTCACCTTCACCGCCTTCGGACGGTGCCCAGTTGTCGGGATGGCCGGATAGCCTGGCAGGCACGTAGCCTTCCCAGTGCGTCACGCGGATGATGCAAGGGATGCCGCAGCAGGTGGATTCAAATTCAGTCATTGACCACCTCCGCCACTTGCACTTTGATGTTGCCGTCCTGAATGTGCTTGAACAGCTGGCGCTGAAAAGACATTGGCAGGTTGTTGGTGTCGATGACCAGGAACGCCTCGCCTGATTGCACCAGGCCAGCGGTCAAGGTCCGTGGCGCGCGGGTCTTGATCCGCTCGCTGCCCATCTTGTAATAAGTGATTGGCATTTCTTCGGTCATACCTTGACCTCCAGCAGCTCCTGGTCATCATCCTCGTTGACGTATATCGAGAACAAGGACAATTCAAAGTTGCCCTCATCGGTTTCAATGACCAGGTCCCTGGTAGCGTAGTGGGTAGCGTTCGCCTGGTTAAGACGAACCGCGCTCAAGCGAATGCTCTTGACGCGATGGATGTTTAAACTGAAGTTCATCACTTTCTCTCTTTCTGTTGATGGAAATTAAATTATACAGGTTTCGTAAAAAATCCAAACAGATACTAGGAAAAAGATAAATACCTTCCACCTGATCTGTTTGAAGTACTCTTCAACGATCACCGTGCATTACCCTGCAGGCGATCTGCTACCAGCTTGGCGTAGCCGGCGATGTCCACCCAGTGGTCGACCTTGTCGGGGTTGCCGTTAACGATGCGCGCCATCTTGTGCACGATCATCTCCAGGGCTTCCCACTGGTCATCGGCAAACGTCTTGTTGTGCCGCAGGGCGTGGTCCGCGAGCAGTCGTTTGATACTCTGCATCAGCGCAGCACTGTCCTTGAACTTACCGTAGTCCAAGGCCCGCTCGTCCAGGGTCTGGTCGATGTTGGTGTCTTCGCCTGCCAGTTCAGGCATCGCAAGGGCTGTCAGTGCAGCTCCCGCCTCGCGGATTGACATCCCCCATTCTTCCTGGACTTGCTTGCGCAGCTTGTACGTCATCGGCTTGGGGGCCTGGAACTTGGCTGCCACCTTGGCCACCTCGGCACTGGGGTACTTGCGGAAATACTCTCTGATTTTGTCTGACTTATTCATATTGCTTCCTTTTGAGTTTGAACGATTGCACGTGCCTTGCCTTGACGGATAACCGACAGAACATGGTCGTGCGCTTTTTCTATGTCATACACAGTGGCATGCGCCAGCTGCTCCTCATGCAGGTCCATCACCAGCTTCAGGGCTTCCCACTGCTTGGCTGTCATGATGAACCGCATTCCGTTGGCCACGCCGCGTCTTGATAGCTGCAGCAGGGCATCTTGTCCTTGATGAATCTCTTCAAGCCAATCGTGGCCTTTGCCCATGGTGGCCAGCGCTTCAGTCACATTGAATGCGCCGATCAACATGTCGATGTCCTCTTTGGTCGCCTCGCCTTTGCGGATTTGATCCAGGGCGGAGCGATTCCTAAGTTGTACGTCGAGGTAAATGCCAGGCAAGTCCTTGACGGCTTTCATGCCTGACAGCACAAACTCCAGTGGATTCTGAAGCACGGTGCGGGGGCGGTACTTGCTGCGCTTTTTCATTTTGAACGGCGAAACAAAGGACGGTAGTTACCTAACAAAATGTTTTGTAGAAACACTTCATCAGGTGTTACAGGAGCAGGCTTTGGTTGGTATGTAAGACCAATCAATACCTTGCCAGTATTGAAGTATTTACCTGTTGCAGCAAGTTCTTTGAATACCTGCTGCTCTCTGGTAAGGGCTTTTTTAATCATTGCGCTCTTTCTCCTTTCTGTGTTTGAGCTGTGATCTTAACACATTTAGTTCACTTGTCAACAACTCAACTTTATTTTCTGCATTCAACCAGGCATCACGCCACAATCTCTGATCTTCAAGTAGTTTGCCCACTGCCTTCAACAGTGGTTGTTGATCCTTCGGGGCCTTCTGAGCTAGTACCCACAGCTCCTCTGATATCTTCATTTTTACTCCATGGATGTTTTAAATATTCTTCACGAAGTAGCCCATAAAGCACCAAGTCTCCACCATCGGGAAAAGCCTTGCGCATGCGCCCTTCATATTGGAAACCCAGACGCGATACAAAGCGCTGGGCATTAAGGTTCTCGGCGCGGATAAGGCCCGTGACCCGTGGTACTTCAAGCACCCGGAATGGCAACTCAAACGACGCGTTGAAAAAACTGCGTGACAGCCAGTGGCTCTTGGGCCGTGCTGCGATGTGCATGTCAATGTTGGTCCCTGTGTAGGCAGAGAACACGGTAACGGCCAGGAAGTCACCCTTGTCGTCCAGCAGGCTTACTGCGGTGACGTCGCCTGACATACCGTCGATGCCAATGACTTTCTTAGCCCAGGCCACGGCCTCGTCCTTACGTTCAAAGCGCAGAATCTTCACTGTAATTCTCCATGATTTCGTCTTCAAACAGCATCATTTGCTCTTCTGAAAAACTCTTGGTGATGTCCACCTGGCGAGGCTTGCCGCTAGGGCCTGTGATGGTCAACAAAATCCTGGTGATATCCAGCTGCTCAGGCAATTCGATATCTTCCACCAGCATGGACGGCAGTACTTCAAAAGTGAGTTCGACGGGGAACGTCATCTCGGTCTTGTATTTCATTTTTAGCTTTCTCTCGGTTATTGGCAATACGCTGCAGCGTCAGTGATTCTTTGTAGGCCTGGTCAAAGGCGGGCTGGAGTAACTCAGCCATGTACGCGCCCATACCTACTTTGTAAAACGTGGCAAGTTCTTTGAGCATGTAGTACGCGTTTTCTGGTAACGAAACGGTGATCCACCGTTGTCCAGGGCGCTTGGATGGTGACGCACGTACAGCGTCATAGCGATCCTTCTTCTTAGGACCTGAACGCCTTGGTCTACCACGTTTCTTCTTTGGCTGACGAATGTACGGCTCTGGATGAGCAGGTACAACTTGAGTTCGTGGCTTTGGTGATCTTCCCATTTATTTCTCCTTTCTATTGGATTTATCAGTGTATCGGAAAAAATGGGCTGGGAGCAAGCCCCCAGCCCGAACTTCTCAAATGGAGAGTGGGGCAACTGCAGTCATCCCCACCTCAATTATGCTGCTTCTCCCCAACTTGGTCCAGTCTCCACATCGACACGGGAGGGAACTTCTAAGGTTACTGCTTTGCCCATGATTTCGGCTGCAGCGCGGGCCTCGTCAATATTTCTGACGGACAGTGCTACTTCGTCGTGTACTTGCAACAACAACTTAAAACCAGCTTTGTGCAGCGCCACCATGCCTGCTTTGGTCTGGTCTGCGGCTGACCCCTGGATCAAACGATTTAAGCCCTTGTAGGTGCCTGCACGCTTGATCCTGACCCCGTATTCAATAACGGCCTGCTCACGCGGCAGCGCCTTGTTTACGCCCCACTCGGTTGGCTCCCATAATGGGAACCTGCACTTGCGGCCCAGGAGGGTGCGGATTGACCCGCCAGAGGCTGGGTGCTCAATACGTTTCATGACAGCGTCGACGGTGCCTTTTAGAAACGGAACATTTTGATGGAACTTAGCAATAAGTTCCGACGCTTCGTCTAAGGGCAGGTCCAGCTGCGTGGCCAGCTTGGCTTTGCCCATGCCGTACATCAAACCCAGACCAATTGTCTTGGCAGCCTTGCGGTTAATTCCGGCCATGTCAGCCACCATCTGGTGGAAGTCCGTATTGGGGTTATCTCGGTAGGCCTGTGCCATTTTTTCCGCCCCTGGTAGACCTAATAATGTGGCATAGTGGACAAGTAAGCGCGGTTCCTGCGAGGAGAAGTCGTTTGCCGCCCAAATGTCACCGTCCTCGGGCAGGAACAAGCCTCGCACCATCGGGCCGATAATTTCGTGGCGCGCGGGCACTTGTTGGAGGTTCGGGTTGCTGGCTGACAGACGCCCTGTGACCGTGCCGCCTTCTTCGTTGCGCATCTGGTTGAAATGGGTGTGAATGCGCCCATCTTTGGCGCTGTGCTTCAGGTAAGGCTCCAGGAATGTGCCGTGGGTCTTGTTCAGTTCACGGGCCTCCAGGATCATCTTGGACATAGGGTGGTCGTGCGTGTCCAGGAAGCTCTTGGTAAAGCTCGGCGCGCCAGCTGTTGTCTTGGGGTACTGGATGCCCAGGCGATCAAATGCAGCAGCAATAGACTGCGCCGCCCAGATGTCCACCTGCATGCCGGCCTGACCCTTCAAATACTTCAGGATTTCGGTTTCTTTCTTGCGCATCTCGGCCATCTTCAATTCGCACTGGGCGCGGTTGAAGTTGATGCCCTTCAAGGTAATGTTTACCAGCACCGGCAGCACTTCTGTTTCGAGATTGAACACCGACTCCACTTCGTCGTTGCGCATGAGCGCTTTGAAGTGATGCCAGAGCTTCAAGGTGAGCGTTGCGTCCTGCTCGGCGTAGTCGCCCACGTGCATAGCAGGCAGCTTCCACAATTCCTTCTTGGGGTGCACACCGAAGTCAGACGCGGACTCTTTCAAGCCTTGTTCAGACTTAATCTCTTTGAGATAGTCAAAGCCCAGGCTGTTCAAGCTATAGGCAAACCGGTTTTCGTCCAGCACTGGCGCTGCCAGCATGGTGTCGTAGATCGTGCCGTTTACTTCAAATCCCGTGGCTCTGAGCCATCCAAGGTCGTAAGCGGCGTTGTGCATGATTTTGTCTGCGGGTGTAGCCAGGACGTCACGCACCCAGCGCTCCACGATGCGCTTGTCCAGATTCCCACCGCCAGCGTGAGCGACAGGAAAATAGCCAGCCCAACCATCAACAGCAATAGCGTAACCGACAATGTAGCCATCATTTCTAGGCCAACCAGGACCCAGGCTCTCCATGTTCGGGTCACACG